TTATAAACGGCTTTTTCTTGACACCATTTTTCGCTTTCTCGTACAATATAATCATGATCTATATCTGATTTTTCTTTGCATTCATTAATAAGTTGATTAGCTTGATTTAATACATCTTCTGGTGCATTAACTTTAATTAATTCTAATTCTAAAACCTTTCCTGTTGGTACTTTATTATGTGCATTAACAAAGTCAACTATAAGGTCAAATACAACTTTATGAATTCCTTCAAAATAGTCTTTTTTAAGATATGGTATTACCTTTCGACAATACTCCTCATCATTAATCAGATGAGACAGTACGTGTGTTGGTATTTGTGTTGATATGTCCAATTTCTGCTCCATCTTGTAGTGAGTCATTAATTACATATGACAATACATCACCTAAGTAATTCTTAAATTTTATGTCATTAATTAAATCGTCTTGTTCAAATTTGCCACTATCTTCAATAGTGTATGTAAACTGTAATGTGGCTTGTTCAAGTTCTGGTGTTTCTTTAATTGAAACTTTACCATATATGTATGAAACCCCAGCCCATTTTCCAGTTTTTAATTCTATTGCATAGAAATCGCTATTAGGATTTTCTAAGAATATAAAATCTTTTTCAGTAATATTATTCATCAGACTCTACGTCAAGTTCAACGTCTAATAAGGGCTTATGTCCGATCTGGTAATGACCTTTGATGAATTTCTTGAAATCCGTTCCTTCAAATATTGGTGTCCAAAAATCTTTGTGAAGAGTGTCTTTCTCTCTGACTTTTGGATCGACCAATTCTCCAGTCTCACGATCAACTCTGCAATACCAACCATTAGAAGGCTTAGCAGCGTAATTACCAGCAAGAGCAACATCCAAAAGACCGCTATAACGTTCAATACCACCTTCCCAGCTAACTGCGATAGGTACTTTAGATTTTTCTTTAACAAACCTTGATTTCTCCACATTAATTACAAAATTGTAACCTTTTATTTCGGTTCCTTGTTTATTTTGTTGGCGACCGATTATCCAAATATTATCTGCAGAATAGTAAATTCCTGTACCACCAGAAACGATAGCTTTAGGGAATAAACCAATCTCTTGATATGTATGATTAACAGCTAATAAAGGAATGTTTTTCATTGTTAGATATGGTGTTACCATTCTAAATAATCCTTTAAGAGCTTTTGCTCTTGACATATCTGCTACACTTTTTTCATTAAGTGCATCTTCTAATTCTTTCTTAGAAGCTAAATTACCAATAGAATCGATAACGACAATAACGTGATCGTCTCTTTCGATTTCTTCTAGTTGATTAACTAAATCAAATTTGAGTTGTTCAACATCAGTAATTGGTGTATGTAATACTCTACTAGTATCTATACCAAAAGATTCAAAGTATGATTGTGGTGATCCAAATTCTGAATCATAAAACAATAATACTGCATCTTCATGCTCTTTTAAATATGATGATGCCATCATAAGAGCAAAACTTGTTTTAAAATGTTTGGATGGACCAGCTAAAACTGTTAAACCAGAAGTTAATCCTCCATCTACATCACCTGATAAAGCTACGTTTACCATTGGAACATCTGTAACAACTACATCTTGTTCCTGAAAGAATACTGAATCTTGCAACACTTCTGTTGTCTTGATCTTAGAATTCTTTTTCAATTTATCCATTATTCCCATCTTTACCTCCAGTGGTTTCTATTTGGTTTTAATTGGTTATCATTATGCTGTCTGCGAGTACGAGCAACTGCTTCAGCTTTTTTGCGTTTGCGCTTAGCTGCAGGTTTTTCGTAATATTCTCTTTTACGGCATTCTTGAATTATCCCAGCTCTTTCGACTGCTTTTTTGAATTTTCTTAAAGCAACATCAAAAGGCATAGGCTTTTGTGGTCTTTTATCACGAGGATTTTTAGGTTTCCTCGGTCTTAAATCTATACTTGGCATATTCCTCTCATTTTATTTATACAGGGTATATTATACCATAAAATCAGACAATTGTACATGGTTATTTCCCCATTCTTTTCTTCTATACACCTCGGGAGAGAGATGTACTGAAGAAACGCTTTCCATTTTGTCTTTAGCATAACGTTCCCCATTCATAGATAACCATTCTTCTGGATATCTAACCCTATTCATTTTAAATCGATCCATTTGATGGATCCAACATTTAAGTGTTTGAATTCTTTCGTCTCTTGTTCCCCAAAATGGTTGATCTTTATAATAACCAGTTTTAGGTAATTTTCGTTCTTCGTGTTCTATTGGCCATGGAGTTGAGTATTCAACTTCGATTCCCATATCATTTTTTATTATTTCTCCAAATACTTTCCATTTTGTTAACATATCCATTATAGCTAAATTTCTTTCATTAATATCTGGAAATAATCTAACTAAGTGATGTCTAATATCGATATTACCAAATGACATAGTAACTCCGTGTAGAGGTCTTCCTCGTGGTCTATTATCCATTGTATCAGTTAAATGTCTTTTAACATATTCAAACGAAGTTTCTATTTGACCATTTAATGTAAGTCCATCGGTCTTAATCACCGCTGACGACGGTGGTGAGTAAGCTGCTGTGTGACTATCACCAATTGAAATCCAAGGCTGAAATAATTGTGATGATCGTAGCGTGATCGCAGACTGGCACTTTTCAGATATTGTATCACACCACTCTTTGTCTTTAACATCCTTTCTTTTCTTTAACATTGCTCCATAATCTGGCATATCAATATCAAGAGAATATATTACTGATGCTTGAAGGAAATTATTAATTCTTTTTTCTAATTTATCATCAAATCCAGAGAATAAATTAAGAGATCCACCAAAATTAACACCGTGATCTAAATATAATACTTCAGTATATTCACCATCGTGGTTAATATCTACTGATAAGTTTTCTGACCATGTTCTAGCAAATCCATATCCATGGCTATTCTTTTTACGTGGTATTTTATTAAATGTTCCTGTTATCATAAATCTTTATCCCATTTTCTATAACTATCAATTGTTTCATATAACGTTTCATCTTCTAATGTTGGCTCAGTTCCAACATTCCAAAATAGTATATTCTTTCCAGTATGTTTTGGAATATATCTCCATGCCTTTGCATCATATGTTCCTATACTTGGAAATGGTGGCATTTCTTCTTCTTTAATAGATTTAGTAAATGCTTCTGGTGCACTAATTATTTTAGCTCTACCACTTTCTCCAGCTTTCATATTCCTTGCAACTGCAACAGCTGTAAATTTAGCATTAGGCCAAGCAATTTGAAGAGCTCTTGTTAATACACCTGTTGATACAACTGTATAAACTTCATCTGGTTCTGGTATCTCTCTTGCAACTTTAACTAAACCTGCTGTAACCATTTTATGTTTTAATCCTAATGGTACAAAATAAAATCCATTTTTCTTTGCGTCCTCTTGTGCAATTTTATTTAAATTAGGCATTGCAGCAATTCGATGGAAACTTACATCAGCTCCTCGCTCAATACAGCAAGCTTGATGATGAGATATTTGTTTGCTTGAAGGCATATATAATCTTACTTTTTTTCCATGCCTTTTAGCTACATCTAATAAACTTACACCTGCTAATCCTGTACGAGGTTGAACATAAGCGATAGTATCTTCTTTAATTGTACTTACTAAACAATCTCCTCCTCTTACTTTTGTTCCTGTAATAAAGTCATCTCTTACAACTCTAACACCATCGTGAATTGTTATTATTGGTTCATCGTTTGGATCTTCCCAATCTTTAGCTAAATCTAAATAATATTCAATAGCTTCTTGTGGATTCATCATGCCAAGATCTTTATTAAATCCATCTTCAATGTGTTTATTATGACTCAAGTTTAAACTCCCTTGGAAAAATCCAATCTCGTGGTATTCTCTTTGTAGGTCTTTTTGCACCATGAGAAATAGCCATATGTTTATAAAAGAAACATGTTTTATCTTCTATGTTTAAAAGTTTCTGACTTGTCATTGGATTTCTTGGATCTTCTGATAATTCTTCCATTTGTTCCATCCACAATTCACCAGCTTCATTTTCTGGTATAAAAGCTCCATTGACAATATCATATTTTACTTTACCATTTAAATTCTTTCCACCAAATATTTGATGCATTCCATCAAAATGACCAGTTCCACCAAATAATACTGATTCAGGATCAACTTGATCGGGCCATGTCATTGCCATATATCTTGCGAAATTCTTACATGGATATAGTGGAGATCTAAAACCTTCGCCTTTAAAATATGTTTCGAATGTTTTTGCAAGTTCCATCATAGTCCATTTTTCTTTTCTATCATCTAAAACGTGTCTCATATCATATGCACATTTTAGTGGTGCATCAATTAACCATTGAGCAACTTTAGTACCTTTTGGATAATATATTTGAAATAAATCAGATCTTGCATGACGATGTCTTTCAAACCTTTCTCTTAATCCTTCTTGTCCACCTTCATCTAATGCCATCATTGTTCCCCAATGTTCATTAGAAAAAGAAAATAATATTGTATACCAAATCTTTTTAAATCCTCTAAGTCTATACACTAAGTCTCGGTTTTCATCTTTATATCTTTCAACATAAGGATGTTCATGCCAATGCAATCTATGTGAGAATATTTGAAAATCATCTTTTAAAAGATCATCTTGCCTATCATCAAACTTAGAACAGAATTCAAAGAACTTTGCTTTACGTTCATCTAATGTATAGTTTTGCATCCACGTATCAGTAGGTTTCTTATTCTTCATAGGAACCTCTGAAGTATTTGGATATACTATATTATGTGGATTATCAAACAAGCTCATAATAATTATTAACCATTAATTTGTATTCCCCGATTTCTATTTTTGCATCATCTAATATTTTTGTATCTGATGGATGTGCTTTAATTCCATTAAACGTTTCTACTATACCTAAATCAAGCATTGCCTTTTGTCTTCCTCGAGGATGATCTTTAATACTGCTACTTGACCAAATTTCATCTAAATCTAAATGATCGTAATCATTTCCTGGTCTAATATAATTTTCTACCCATCTAATATAATCACAACAGACGTCTTCAGCATTATATGGTAATGATCCTGTATCTCTGTAAATATTATTCATTACTTCATCTAAAAAGTCTTCTCTTTTCATTCTTTGTATTGGATTTGCTAAGTAAGATATACATTCAATTGCGTTCGAACCATAATAAAAATGTGATTCTTTATTCACATATTGTGGAAACCAATCTGCAATATCAGCAACAACTGCAGCGTATTGAAACTTATATTGTCTTAGATCGTTCATAACATTCCAATCTAACATAAATTTTCCAACTTCTCTTAAATCTTTTTTATCACCAATCATTAAGAAATTAGCTAATTCGTGTGCTAGTCTAGGAGCATATTCGCATAAGAAATAATCTCCACCTTTTTTATATTCCGAAGTAGGTTTTGGAAATGCTGGGAATTGATAACCAATTGAGGTGTAAAATGGTTTACCCATTTTTCCTTCAGCTTTAATTATCTTTTTCATATCTTCTATATTACTTGCTAAATGTAATTTAAACAATATCGTATTATGATATCCCGAAGGTTTAGTTCCATAATTAATTGCAGATCCTGTGACTCTATGTAAAATAAATAAGAACATCCATTCTTCTAATGTGTGCTCTTTATTAGTCCAATTCTTAGCAATAAGTTCTCTTTGTTTTGTTGCTAATCCTGCTTGCATTTTGTCCCAATATGGATGTTTATCTGTCCATCCATAAAATATATCATTTACTATTTGAGAAAATCCTGCATACTTACGTTCAACTACATCATATAGTTCAACGTTTTCCATAAGATCATCATTCATATTACTATTCAAATGTTCTTGAAAATTAGGAACATTACATTTAAATTGTTGATCTTTTGCTTTTGCAAAATAATCTAAGAAATCATCGTAATATTTAGTGTGTTCGATCATAGCGAATTAAAAAAGGTTCTTATTAGCAACATTAGACCTACTCCATTTAACATTATTAATGCTCTATCATTCCAAAGAATACTAACCCATAACCATAATGATACACCAATTAATGATAAGTATAAATCATATAGTTGAAATCCATCAATTCCTCTAATAGATATCGCTGATAGAACAAAAGCACTTGCAACCCATTTAATATACCAATCTTTTGTGTATTTTGGTGTTGCAGATTTAAATATTCTTTTCGAATTTTTTAATTCTTTTGGATCAAATTTTGTCATTTAACTAACTCCATAAAAGGTAATTTAACAAATTCATATGATATTCCTACTTCTTCTAGCATATCTTTCGATTCACCACATGAATGTTTCCATTTTTCTGGTACATCTTGCCTATCTGGCATTACTATTCTTTGTATACCAACTTGAATTAATGCTTTAGCACATTCATTACATGCTGGTAATCCATACACATACATCGTTGCACCATCTAAAGATACTCCGTTCATTGCTGCATTGTATATACAATTTGCTTCAGCATGAACAACGTATCTATATTTTGTTTCTCTATCTGCATATCGTGATGCATCATCATTAACTCCTCGAGGAAATCCATTATATCCTTGAGCTAATACTTGTCCTACTTCTCCAACTGCAATTGCTCCAACTTTTACGCTTGGATCTTTAGACCATTTCGAAACTTCTCTTGCAAGTTTCAAATATCTTTCATCCCATTTATTATTCATTATTTTACCAAATCAAAATGTCTATCATATACATGCAAATTTTGTACTTGCCAATGTATAGTACCAACCATTAAACCACGTAAGCTAGGTTCTAAAGATTGTAATGATTTGCACAAATCTACTAAGAGAAATTTTTGCCATGCATAATCATTCTTATAACCGAATACTACATCGTTAGATCTCATTTGAACTACACAATGTAGTTCTTGATCGCGAATATAATATGTAACTGAATTTGTACAAATAAAATCATTCTTACCGCTTTCATTATATTCTTTCCAAATAGATGGTCGAGTATAAATCATCGATGCTCTACGAGAATCTGGATTATTCAACAATTCATCACAAACATTGATTCTTTGATTAAAATACTTATCACTCCAAATTAAATGACCATAGTTTGAATTAACTTCACCATGCACATTTGCAGTCATTTGCCATGCTTTAGGAGGTTCTTTATCTCCTTCTGGATAAATGTCGGTTATATTCGTTGATTTAGATTCATACCATGCAATTTCTGCATCAATATATTCTTTATTAGGTTTACCAAATATTGCAGGTTGATCTGCTATAAATGATGCACCAAGCATTTCGATTGTTTTACCACCATTTCTATCTTCAGTAAAATTACCATTAGCTAATTCGCTTTTAAAATATTCTCTTACTGCTTCAATCGTTATCATTTTTAATCTCTCTATTTAAGAAGTCTCGATCAGGACTTTGACCATCCATTGTACCACGACAATACGAAACAATAAAGCTACAATAATTAATCATATCTTTAGCTGAATCTTCTAGTGATTCAAAGTTAGGTTTATAGTCAGGATCATTTTGCATAGCTGCGACTACTGATTGCATTCGTAGCATTTTTGCATGATTAATATCAAGCAAAGTAGATACGCCATTTGGATAGTAATCTGCTTGCTTAATCTTTGAATTTGGATTTTGATAATCCGTAGCTTTTTTAGTTTGAAGTTCTATGCATTCTTGCAAGACTTTAACTGATTCTCTCATAATATAATACCTTTTTCAATTGTGTATGGTATATTATACCACACTTTACGGTGAATGTACACCATTATTTATAGAAGATGTGATTATTAATATATACCGTTTGTTCTAAATAATCATTCCAATATGGATCAACATGATCTGCATGATACCACAATGCGTCTTCAGTAATATCTGTATATGTTCCATCTAATATTCTATCTGCCAAACGAATTGCTTTTATCCATGTCTTTGAATCGGTAGGTTCATCTGATTTACCATCACAATACCAACTAAATTGACATTGATTTCTAATAGGCATCATATTTCCTTTCCAATTTTCTTTCATTTTTCCTTGATATATTACACCACAAATTGTATCTGGAAATTGTCCATCATCTACTCTATTTAGAACAACGTTTGCTACTGCAATTCTTCCAGCAAGAGGTTGATTAGCTGCTTCAAAATATATGTTTTGTGCTAAACAAACTCGGTCTGGATTGTGTTCTGACGTTTGAGCTTTATGCGCAAGTACAAGTATACCCATAAATAATATAAAAAACAAAACTCCTTTCATAAATCCTCTCATTACCATTTCTCCTGATTTACACCACGTGTATTAAATGTTCCTTTTGGTTTTGATTTTGCATAATCATAAGGAACTGATACTGCATATGGATCAGATAAACCTTTACCTACCCACTTAAAATTATTATAAACCGTTGAAGGATTAACATGACCTAAATATCGATCTACGCTAGTGTTATTTTCATCGCAGTATTTTTCTACTTCTTCGTACGTACCATAAACTAATTCATTATTGTTTAGTTTTGCTAATTCGATATTATTCATTTATTATTTGCAAATACAAATTCTATTGCTCGTTCTGCTTCTTTTTCTATTGGACGTTTTAAATACCAGTTTCCAGTTTCGCTGTCCAAATCGCGAACTATAAACTCGATTTCTTTTGCAGTTATTGGATAACCACGAGATGTCGCATTTCCTGCGATTGAAACCATTATTTGATACATTCCATAATACCAACCACCTGATGTTGTTCTTTTATATTCTTCTACTTTCTTTTGATTTACAAATGGACAATCTGCATATCCAGTCCAAGTAAAATCAGTATTTGTTAATCTAGCCTTTCTATCTTTAATTATTGCATCTTTTATCGCGGGTGGAAATCGATCAAACATACCCTTTGATTGTTCTACATACTTATGAGTATTCATAAGAACATTTGGATCCATGATATCACCATCATGAGAAAATATAAAATTAAAACTATTTTTATATGTGTTTGGAATATAATACATACGACTTAAATCTTTTGTTTGAGCATCTGCTATATCACCAATTTCTTTATTTAAAGCAAACCAAAAATGTTTAATATTATTTGCTTCTATGTGAGAAGTTAATGGAAAAACTAATCTAAATTTTGGATGAGAAACTTTCGAACTTGCTGTAGAATAGCAGATATATTTATATTTTTCATAAATTGATTCAATGTCTTTTATGTCCCCAACATAGTCATCCACGTCAACAATACCAAACCCGCCCCAAGCAACCACATTAGTATTAGCACGAGTTGTATCAGGCAAATATATAGCAGGACTGATAAGAGGTGCTTTAGACTTTGTAGGGTATTTGGATGATTCGGCAAGTCGATAGAGGATTGCTTCGAATTCGTCGAAGGAGGAGTAATCCATCCTCTTATTCGTTTGGTTATCATATATTGAATCAAATATCGTTAGGGAAATTTCCATGGTTATCTTTATGTGATGGTCCGACCCATCCTTCTGGTTTGATTAGATCTGGAAGTCCAAGTGGATTTGGCCTTTCTGGTTTTACACCAGGTTCTTTACTTAAATTAGCTCTTAGAACTTCATCCCACGCTTTATTTGCGTCAACGCCAAAGGCATCAAGAGTTCCAATTGCAACTACACACAAATCAATTAAACCATCTACGATTTCTTCTGCATCTTTATTTGCAAATGCTGCTTCAGTTTCTTGCAATTCTTCATTTAAAAACTTTAATCTAAATTCTAAATATTTGTCTAAAGCTTCTCTATTACTACGATTATCAAACATCCAAAGTTTAGTTTTAAACTTATATTGCATTTCAGTTATATCTTTTGACCAATTTGCACTCATTTTGTAACTATCCCTCCAGGACCGTTTGGCAATTCTATATTAGAATGCGCTTGTCTATGTTGTTCAACTAAATCATCCATTGGATCTACCATAAACATGACAAATTTCATATCTACTTCTAAACCATCAGCTGCTTTAGTGTATGGCATAAACGGCATAAATCCGATTTTGCCTTCACCTGCTGGAATTAATACAATTGCGTCTTTTAAAATGATAGTATCAGTATCGATACCATTCAAATTAACATCGGCAATTATTTCTTCTCCAGAGGTTAATCTTAATAATTGTATATTTTTCATACTTTTTTTCCTCGTAAGGGTATATTATACCACAGTTTTAAGGCTTTGTACATGCTTAATTTAAAAGAAATCTTCAAGTGTGGAGATCTCCTTTGAATTCCATCCGATAGCCTCTAAGATCGGATCAATTGCGTCTAAGAATGTTTTCTGAAACTGCAATTCATGATTGATGTATTTGTGCAATCCAAACTCTTCGGGAAGATATGATGGAAAGCTAATAACGTTTTCTTTAATTGGATTTGGTGTACGAAGATATATAAATTTAATCTTCTCACCGTTTTGAATTCTTTCGTATTTTTGTTGTAGAGATTTATCTTCTAATTCTTTGTTGTATAATAAACCACCACGAACATGAATCGGTGTACCTTTCTTATAGATTAGTTCTCTATCTTTAAACGCACTAATCTTTGTAATTCCACGTGGAAATGCGATTTCTTCTGGTGGCAATGATTTGAAATATGATTTGAATTGATTGATAGATTGTTGTACATTTGACTCATTACCAGTCACAATAACTTTGAATATTTCTTTTAGTGCTTCTCGACATGGACTAGGAGTAGAAGATTTTATAGCTTCAATACCCATAATCTTAAGTTTAGGAGTTGCATATCTAACACCTTCGTTATCGAATACGTTTAGAATGTATCGTTTTTTAGCTGTCCAAATACCAACATCTGCAATAACTTCTCGTTTCATAACCATTTTGTTTTCAATACCACCAAGTATGTTAAACAATTCAGAATAAGATTGTTCGAGTACTGGTTCTAATTTGTCTTGACAAACTGTATCTAAAAAATCTATTGGATTATTAGGATTTGTAGCAGTAACGAGATCATCTAAGCATACATACACCGAATCAGTATCGATTGCAAGGACATAGTCTTTGGATCTTTCATTTTGGAACAATCGATTGAGGTAGTTGTTGATTGATAATTCGGACCATCTAATCGTAAGTTGTCCGGTGAGAGTAATTGCTTCTGCGATACGTT